CGACTACAAACCACTTTGTTTTTTCGTTTCCGTCGCGCCCTTTAAATGTTTTTTTACTGCAAATGTTTTTAAATTCCATGTTAGCTCCTTTTTAATTGAAACTTATGTCCGCATTTCGGGCATTCAACTTGATTCCTTAGTAATTCTGCGAGGCGTTCATTCTCGCGTCTTTCGGTTTCCAACTTGACACGTTCTTTCTCTCTCTCAACCCGAGCCTTTTCTTCTGCTTTTTTTCTTTCTGCTTCTACCTTTGCACGTTCTTCTGCCATTTTCTTCTCTTGCGCCTCTCTATCTTTGCGCGCTTTTTCTTCAATGGCTTTGCGCTCTGCATCCGCTTTCTCGCGCTCAAGACAAGCCTTTTCTTCTAAAGACCGAAGTTCCGCTTCTGCTTTGGCGCGTTCGGCTAACATTTGACGATCTTTTTCTTCGGCTTCTTTTTTCAACCGTTCATTCTCAACCCGGATTCTTTCTTGCTCTGCCGCGGCTTTTTCGGCGGTGATTCGCTCCTCTTCGATTAAGCGTTTCTCAACCTCTAAACGCCGAGCCTCGGCTTCTTTTTCTTTCTTGATTTCAACGAACTTCTCTTGCTGCTCAAGGTATTCTTCAATCGGAACGATGAGAGCTTTCAAGACATTGGCAATACCGTCTATCGCCTTGCCTTCTCTCAATGCTTGCTCTTTTAGCTCTTTCCGGGCCTTCTCAATGGCGATTCGCTTCTCTCGTAGGAATAACCTTCCTACCCGCGCCATTTCCATATCGGCTGTTTGGTTCTCATTAGTAACCAGGATGCTCTTCGCCTTTTTTGTCCATTCGTCCGCAACCTCAAAATAATTCTGGAAGTTATCCAGAATAAACTTTGCTTTAGTCGGTTCCAGGCCACTGTCTTTTACGATTACTTGTAACTGATTTTCGACTACTAATTCTGTCTGTGTCATATTTCTCCTTATCTTATTTTTTCTGCTACCCTGTCTAATTCAAGACAGAAGTTTTCTAATTCACATTTCAATATTGCTTGAAATTTTACATCAGGCACGACCCGGATAATCAGTGGTTTCATACCTGGATAGTAGCTCATAAAATCCAGCCATTTGCGGCCGGTAACGAGCAACTGACCTTGCGTCTGCTGTATGTATTCGGTCGGTAGTACGTTTTCCAGTAAATACCCAACGTGCGTGGCCATTTGCGGGCACTTGATCTCGAGCAACCCGTCCTCATCTACCATTCCGTCCGGGCTTGCGCCGTACACTGCCGGGCCCTCGGTCATGCAAAAGCCCACCTCTTGCGCTAGGGAATCGGTGATTAGCCTGTACAACTCACGCGCTTCGGCTTCCATTTCGATACCGCGCAACATAACGCTGTTAGTATAGCTTTCTTCCGCCTTTCCGGTTATTCGCTCTCCCGCGAGCTGATATAGATATTTCATCGCTTGCTTAGATAGCTTACCGTCCGTGGTGATGATCTTATCAAACGATGATGCGCTGGGTACGCCAGCGCGCGCAGCGAACCATTCAGGGCTACGTTGTATCGCGTCAATTATTATCATTTTTTTGCCTTCGCTTTCTTGGCTTCAATCGCCGCCTGGGCCTTCGGTAAGTCAGCCTTAGTCATCTTCTCAAGGCTTTCAACCTTCATATACTTTAGAAACGAGGGTATACTTGCCTCCAAAGCTGCAAGGGAGTCAATTAGCAGGCTTACTTGGGCAGCATCGATGTATTCAGTAGCCGCTGCCTGTCCATCGTCCTCCTGCTCGTAAGTAGCCAGGCCAGTAAGCGCCAGGAGGGTGTATCTTTCCAGGTATGTAATCGTGCTACCTATCGCCTGGATTGCGTTCTTGGAACCAGACGTATCCGAAGCCGCGCAGAGCATAGTTTCTTCGCTGTGGCCCTGGACGTGGGTGATCCGGCAGGTAACGCAAATCTGCCCGTTCTGCTTGGTCGACCAAGAAGCGGATAAGCCGTGCTTACTAAGCTCCGCTCCAATCTTCTCGGTAACATTGGCAAGAGAGGCGTGATTGTATTTCGTGTTACCGTAAGCAACCGCCTTGTCCTTATCAATCTTCGGCGGGTTAGCCTTAAATTCAGCCATTGCCGCGTGAAACGATTTCCTAGCTTCGTTCGCCTCCCAATCTTTCTGTAAGGCGAGCAATTCTCGCAACTGCGCCAAGTCTGCTTTACCTTCTACCGCCATGCGAATCATATCCGCAGGAGTATTGCTGTTAACTTTAACTACACTTTTATTTTCCATAGTATCCTCGTCTTTCATTTTTTCTGGTTAAATGCGGGCAATTTCTTTTAATCAAGCAATATTCCATTGCTTTTTTAAAAGTTAGCCTAGTCTTCTTTTTCTTGCAAAAGTACATCGACATCTTGCCCCCGTTCGTCGAATCGCCTTACTGTTTGCTCAAACTCCATATCTTCCTTTTCGCGGATTGCTTTCAGATTCTCGCATTCCGCACGATTCCGAACAGAGCAAAGGAGGCAATAAGTATCTTGCCATTTCTTCTTCGCTATGAAGCGCTTGCAGATGTCTTTATTGACAGCTGTCATGGTAATCATCTCCTTTCTTTTAAGATTTTTGTTACGTTGCGTACCCAATTCTTGTTAAGCCCTCGCGGATCGTTTGCCGCGCCGACCGGACAATACCGACTTCCCAGGAAGGTAATAAAATCACCCTTGCCGTTCCAGTCTCTGCGGGCGTGGGCTATGGTATTTAAACAGGCCTGGCGCGGGGTAGTATGTTTGTAATGGGCAAGGATACCGTAGGGATGGGAGGTATGCGCCCCACCTTCTGCGTAGTAGATTGCAGTGGCTATTTGATCATCGGAATAGCTCTCCGCCCACGCCGCCTTTACCATCAAGCCCAGAAATAGAAGCGCCGCTCCGCTGATCAGTAGCCAGGCGTTGGGGACGTGGGGAGCGCGGGGTTTTTCTTGGAATTTTAGGCGGTAACGCAAGCCATTCATAAACAGATTAACTTCGTCATTTCTCATAGCACACCTCCTAAAATAAAAAGCCCCCTGATGGCCTCGCAAGCAAAAAAGCACAGTCTTGCAACTGTGCTTTTCATCAGGGGACTTTTTTTAAAGAGTATGATTCTTGCGAGGTCTTGCATTACTTACTCCCTTATAATTCTTCTTGCTTTCAAATAAAACCTAATTGCTTCTTGACCGACTTGACACATAGACCATTTTTCCTGTAAGGCAATTTTTTTCAATCCTTGTTGTTCCTCGTCAGTAATCTTGATGTGAACATCTTTATTCTTTAGCATATCCAAAGTATACCACAAATAGGTTTTCTGTCAAGAGTTATTTTACAATAAAAAAACCCCGCCTATTTCTAAGCGGGGCAGTGAACTTTGAAAAGTTTATTTCTACAGTTTAAACGAATGATCCGGCAGATTCTGTTTTAAGGGATATTCGGCTAATCCCTCTGCTGTTTTTTGTTTCTCAATACGCTGTTGTTTATGCAGATTGCTCGCGCCTACCATTAATCCTGCTCCTACTAAAAACAAGATTAACATCATTGGTACAAAACCTTTCCTATTCATTTCTCACCTGCCTTTCTTGTTATTTCAAATTTACCTCTATCCTTTTAACATCCATTACTCGTTTCTCCGCTGACAATGAGTAATAACACCCATCATAAGGAGCCGTAAAATTCTCCCCTTTGCTCAATGGCATAATTTCATCCTGCTTTAATACCCAGATTGTCGTAGCTCTAGCGCATCCCGCGAGCGCGCAACCAAGCGTCCAAACGGCCAGACTTATCCTTATTCTTTTGAGCATCATCGAGTTTCTCTCCCGCCTCATCGGCAAGTTTCCTTTTCGCCGAAGATATCCGGCCAAAGTATTTCCATAACCCGATTATAATCGCCAGCACCGATCCTATGATCGCCAAGATTGAGGCGCTCATTTATTTCGGTCTGCTGGTATCAGTAGGTGCGTTAGTATTAAGAGCGACGTATTTACTGATAAACTTGATGACGTTCAATAATACGGTGTCATCCTTCAATGTCGGAGTAAGTTTAACGATGATACTCGCCGCCGCGATTATATACGCGATTACTGACGCAATATTCCCCCAGTTTGCTTGGAACCAAGTTACTATAGCTCCTATGTCCATGTTATTTCCTTTCTCCCGTTTCCAGGATTGTACGGATTATCTGTGTGTCTTTGACAAAACGTTCCTTGATTAAATCATGCACTCCGAGTGAATATATAAAGTCCTTGTGTTCGCGAAGGACGGTTTTGAGGTATTTGTATTTTTCGCCCGGTATTATTAAAGTAACTATCTGATTGTCCACCTTTTATCCCTTTAGTATTTCACGATTACTATACCCGAAGTCCCCGTACCTCCGCTACAGGCCTCCGCGTGACTACATCCTGAACCTCCCGCACCATAACCACTACCCGCTAAACCTGAAACACCCAGGTAAAGAATTTCTAAGCCACCCACTCCATAATGACTATCACCACCACGACCTGTTTCGTTAATAAACAGTCCACCTGAAGCAGCGTGTCCTGGCCACCCCTTAGTCCCATTTACTAAAATCATCCCTGTGATGCCTGCTCCACCCACCCCACCCAAAAACGAACCTGCACTTGTACAAACAGCCCCATCGACCCCTCCAGTGGCATTTACAACTTCTGAACCGGAGGTAAAAGATGATACTCCATTAGCAATACCTACTATTACTGTACAATTCACTCCCGCAGTAACATTGACTATGCCAGCAGCATAACCTCCTCCACCACCACCCCCACAAAGAGAACCCCATCCTGCGTTCTGCGCCCCACCATCCCCACCCCCTCCAACAACCTCAACAAAAACTGTAGATATTCCAGCGGGAGGGGCAAAGGTAGCATTAGAGGTATAAACTACCATATTCGTGCCACCACTCCAGGTACTCCTAGTAACTCCACCAAGTGTAAGATTCCCTACTACCGTTACATTTGAAAGCGCTGTATCTCCAGTAAAATTCTTATTTCCAGCTATAACTTGTGCCGTGGTAAGGTCTACCCAAATCTTCGTGGTAGAATTTGTCCCACCTTGCTCAATAGAGAGTGGAGTGGTAAGGTTATTCAGCCTGGTAATGTCGGTGTTGTTTCCCGATGCCGCGACTCCTAACGAAGTCCGCGCCGTCGCCGCGGTATTTGCCGCCGTTCCTCCATTAGCCACGGGCAACGTTCCCGCACCCGCGACCATGCTCGGTAAGCCTACGATTGCCGTACTGTTTACCTTTCCGGCGGTAGATATTGTGGCGAGCTTCGTGTCAACGATCGCCGCGCCTGCCGCTACCTTTGCATTGGTAACAGTCAATGCCGCGTCCGTACCTGTAGCGATAGCGTCCCAATTAGCCCGTATCAACCCAGGAGTAACGTTAAGCAATTCATCATTGGCAGGCTTTGAAGCATCCCAGGCTCCCCAGGAAGTGCCAGTCCACAATACAAACAATAATATCAATCCTAACTTTCTCATTTTAACCCCTCTCCTTTTTCAGTATGGTCTTTACTGCTAAGCACAATGTCCCCTAATTTCCCTAAATCTATCCCACCAGTAACCTGGATTGTCTTGTATTTAGTCTTCTCAATCTTCCCGTCAATATCCATTTGGTAAATTAGAATAGCGTTTTTTACAGTGAAGTTATCATTCAAATCTACTACTAATTTTACTGGTATTATTTTTGCCATTTTACACTCCTTAAACGCCGTGGGCGTGATATCTGAAGTCGCCCGTTTTAGTCGTTCCGTCTAGTGCGTATAGTTTAACTATAAATCCTGTGGTACTTGGTACTGTGCTGAATTTATGGACATACCCATCTCCGCTTACAATATCTATATTCACCCCTGGTATTTCATGGAAGGTCTTAGTAAACACAATCTCATCTCCACTCGCCGCGACCGTTACTTCCCCTACTCCAAATTCATCTACATCAGGAAGATCAGCGTAATAATCTATAGCCGAACATTCTAAGTCTTGGCTTAAATCCGTGCGGGTAAAAGTAAACTGCAATTGGAAATACTTACAGGTATAATCACCCGCGATCCAATTAGAATAAGCAGACCAAATGATATTGTCGGAACTTGTCTTAATCTGTACCGCTACCGCACCCACTGCTTCCGCGCCCGAGAACCTCATGCTTCCCATATCATCCATACCTAACCCCGGGAAGTCATCCCACGCGGCACCGCTACCGCCGATAGTAACTACGGTTTCAATCCCTACCTTAAACGTTGCTACGTATCCCAAGTCCCTCACAGCAGTAGTATAAGTGCCTGTTAAATTACCAGCATCTATTTCTAATTTATCGCTCACGACGCTCATGTTGACCTTAGTAGCCGCGAAAGCCGTCTGTTCCGAATAAGAAATTATCACATTAGTAAATGGAATATTAGCTATAGTAATAATCCCTTCCGTGGCGGTAGCAGAGTAATTTATTGAAGTATCAATCGCTTTCACCCAAAAACTTTGTGAAGCTCCTTCTCTAAAATCAAGCGTAATTAAACTGGTACTTTTTAGGTAAGTAGCAATGACTATACCCGCATCCCAGGAAATACCGTATCTCACTTCATACCCATTCAGGTCAACATCAGCCACCTGGCTCCAACTAAAAAACAACCTATCCCTTGATTGCATTACGATAAACCCTGAAACATTCCCGGGAGGCGCGGTCTTGCCTACGAGAGTAATCGTATCACTCAAACTTGTAGCAGGAGTCTTACTAGTCCCGAGTAAACTAACAGGGACTACCGCAACGGTATACTCTGTTCCGTCTTTCAATCCGCCTGATATAGTGAAATTCTCTCCGTATGTTTCCCCCGCGTATATCCAACTTCCTCCGGCATTATCGGAATAATAAATTTTCACCTTATCTATAGTCAATAC